TTAGAAATTCAATACACAATAATCCATACCAATTGTTATATCAATGTTCATTGCTGTGGTATCTTCATCCCAATTGAAATCACCAAATGAAGCATCTTTAATAAATGCACCTTTGATAATCCATTCAGAAACTATATCACCAACAGGACCTAATGCGTTAATAGTGAGGTCTTTTTTATAGAAATCACTATAACCATCTCTACCAGTTACAGATTCGTGATGTAAACGTACCCATTCCATAGTTGCTTGAGCACCTGAAGGGGTAATTGGATCAAATAATTGCATTGTTAAGTCATTCCATCTCAATTTACCTTTTACTTTACGATAAACGTTGATGTGATTTAATACAATTTCATCTTGTGAGAATCCCATTCCACTAATACCTTTAATCATATAAGATGGAATCCCATCTACATACATAATAAATCTGTTAGCTACTTTGGGTTCGAAAGCGGTGAAAAATATTTCGTTTGGATCTAATACTGCCATTTTATCTTGTGTTTATTTTTTATTCAATTATAAATATTAACTTTTCAAATTCTTACGCTGGGAAAGTAGCTCCTGTTGGTAAAATGTTGAAATCTAAGTAAATAAATTCAGCAGTTTTAGTAGGTTGGATATAAATCGCACCAACTAATTGGTTTCTATCGATCACATCTGCTGTGTTATTACTACTATCCATTACTACCTTAAAGGCATACAATCCTTGACGTTGTTGAACGCTTTCTAAGTATGGGTTAACTTGGCTTAAGAATGTATTTCTTGTAGCTGCTGTATTCTGTTCGAATACCAAGTTATCTGATACTTGTGAAATGTATGATTTAAGTTCAATTAACAATCTTCTAACATTTACACGGTCAAGTGCTGAAGCTTGGTTTTGAAGTGTTTTCTGACCAAATACTACAACTCCTCTACCTGGGAAGGTAGCGATTGGGTTTACTTTACCAGTGTATAATGTATCTCTGTTAGCTTGAGTTAATTTACGTTCTGCTTGTCTTACACTTCCTAATCCACCTCTGTTAATACCTGCAGGAGCAAACCATGCTTCTGATGTTCTATCGTTATTAGCATAAACTCCAGGAATCATTGTTGAAGCTGGAACCCAAACTAATTGACCTGAATCTGGGTCTGTAACTTGCAACCAAGGCCAATATGCAGCAGCGTATGAGCTATCTAAACTAGCAGCGGTTGTTGTAGCACCTGCTACAGTTCCAGCATAGTTTTTAAGATCCATTACAATGATTGCATCTCCTCTGTTTTCGATGTTCGAAACCAAAGTGTTTAATGGGGTTGCATGAGTAGCATTTTCATAAATCAAACCAGGAGCTGTGATTACATTGTATCTGTAGTCATCTTTGTTAGCTAACAAGTTGAAAGCATCTGTGTAGTTACCACCTACTAGACCTTGTGAATCTGAGTTACTGATATTGTCGTAGTAATTACCAGTTCCTGTTAAAATATTACCAACTGCATCTCCAAATGTACCGCTTTGAGCAGTTGGGATTGAAGCTGTGTAAGCTGTTTTAGCAACACCTGAGTTATCAAAATAGTCAGGAGTTTTAACATTTACTTGTTTTACTCTTACAAATCTTGAAGCATTTGGATAACTTCCAGTTGTTTGTAGGTAAGGATTTGCAGTACCGGCACCCATTAATGTTTGAGTTTGGTCACCAATTACTCTAGCAACGTAATTAGAAGCTTTAGGATCTAATGAAACGTTAGTAAAGGTTTCAAGTACTGATTTTGATTTTGTTCTATCGTTACCTTGTCTAATTACTACTGAGAAAGTACCTTGATCAGTATTTGGATTTACAATTTCCCATCTAATGTTATTAGCAGAACCACTATCAAGAGCACCTGTAGCTCCTTCAGGACCTGTACTATTCATAATAGTACCTTCTGCTAAAGTTTCTAAAGTAAAGATGTTATTAGATTGTTGAATATTACCAGCTGCTAAAGTAATAATTAAGTCAGTACCTGCACCCCCTGTAGCTCCTAAAGAGCCTGAAGGTATGGTAATTGTATCACCTACTGCATATCCTGAACCTGTTGAAGTTACAGTAATTGAATCAAATGATGAAGTTGAAGCAGCTTCAAAAACAAATGCAAATTCTGCTCCAGTACCACTACCATTTGAACTTCCAGTAACCTCTGTAACTGTAGATCCTGTAACAGCACCATCAGCTTCAAATGAGTTAGTAGTAAATGTTCCAGCTCCAGCTACCAACCCATCATTACCTGATACTTTAGAAGAAGAGGCTGCAGTAAATGATCCTGAAGCTACTCTAGTTACTAATAAAGAAGTACCTCCGTTTTGGAAGTAATTATAAGCTGATATAGAAGTTAAGAACGTGAATTCATCCGAACCACTATCAAAAGTACTACCAAAATTAGCTAAATATTCAGAATAAGTGGTAACTAATGTAGGAATATTTACCTTACCTTTTACGGTAGGTCCGATAATCGCAGCACCGGCTTGTACAGGTTGTGAGGTTATTTGAGATTGATCATTCTCTCTTGCTAGTACCCCTGGGGAAATTAATGTTTCTGCCATTTTATGTTATTTTTTATGATAAATATGTTAAACTCTTTCAAAAGTCTATTCTTTTGGTAAAAACTCACCAGATTCTAAAGAAATGGTTCCATCACCATACTTTTCCTCTAACTCCTTGGCTAAAACTAATTCTTGTTGTTGTAATTGTTGTAGATTAATTTTTAATTGTTCTTTTCTAATTTCAAGATTCATAATTTGAACCTCATTACTTCCTATAACATCAGTAAGTCTTTCAAATTGTGTTCTCAATTCTTTTAACTTATTGATTTCTTCTTCAGTTAAAACTTTTTTTTCCATATTTTATCTTATGCTAAATATATTCCTATATAATTTAAATATGCTGCTGAAGAACCACCCCCATCAGAAATAACTATACTCCCTGTGCCATCTAATTCTATCTCTAAATGTCCCCCTGAGGCTCCACCACTTCCAGATACGGTTGCTACTATAAAACAATCAGTACCTAAAGTTTTACTTGCTAATTCACCAGTACCCCCACTTCCATAATCAGTTATAGTTACAGTACCTGAACTTAATTGAGCTCCTCCTGCTATCATCTTCATAAAAGCTAGAGCGTAACCACCCGCTGTAGGGACATATGCTGCTTCTAATTGTTGAGCTACCGAAGCTGTAGTTGCATTAGTAGCTGATCCCGATAAGGAACCAGTATACCCATTTAATGAGTCTACTGATCCAGTTAGAGTTAAAGAACCCGATATTGTTATATCATAGGCTTCATTTCCTGTTAGAGCATCTATAGATTGAGATATTTCAGATGCTTTAATAATTTCACCTGTTGCAATTCCTGTTAGAGATAAGACTTTAGCCATTGATTTTGTTTATAAATATTAAGTTTTTCTTATTCTTTCAATAGATTCTATTACTGTTTCAGGAGAAATAGATTTAGTACATTCAAACTGTTGAGGAGTATTTTTATTTACAGGACACCATTCCCAATCCCCTGCATCTAATTTAGATTTATTAAAACATCCCCTACATTTGTATATGGGGGCTGCAATTCTTTCACATTCTTGAAATTCTGTATATTCTTCACTAAATCCTGAAATTAGAATGGTTTTAGTTCCTAAAGCCCAGCTTAACCAGCTTAATCCACTTCCTACCCCTATAAAAAATTCAGCATTCATTATATCATTAGCTCTATCTTCTAAGGGGAAATCTCCTGTTTTATCAATTACCCCTTTTAAAGTCCCTCCTAGTTTAGAATCATGCCATGGATCACCTAATTTTTCTTTAGTAATCATTACTACTTTATAACCCTCTTTATTTAGGTAATCAACTATTTCCTGCCAACCATTTGGTCTATTCCAATATTTAGCATGAGCCGAAGCATGAGGAGCTATAACTACATATTTTCCTTCAATGGTAGGTCCTGTGTTTTTAAAAGATAGTTTTGGTTTTATCTCTTTATAAGGCATTCCAAGTATTTGGGTTGCTGTTTCTTGTAATGGAAATTTTCTAAAATCTTGAGGGTGGTGATTAAAGTTTACTTTATCTTCATCATAATACCATCCAATAGTATACATCGCATACAAATTTTCAACCACAGTACCAGGTTTTACAAATTCAATTTCAGGATATTCGCTTTCAAACCAACTACTGTGAAAAGTAGAACATATAATTTGACATTTATGTTTTTTTCTAAATTCCTCTATATAAGGAAACCAAGCTAAAGTATCCCCTATTGCTGATGAATCTAAAGTTATAAAAACCCGTTTGTCTTTTAGATTCATATAATTGACAATTTCTTCTCCTGTATTTAAATCTTTTACTTTAATAGCATAATCAATAAAATATTTTAGGGAAACCTTAGACCACATATTATTTGTAAGAGTATCTTCATAAATTATTTCTTCTGTCTTTTTATTAAAAAACTGAACTAGAAATTTAGAAGGGGTGCCCCCTAATATTTCAACAAATCCTCCCTTTACAAAGTGGAAATGAATTTTGGGTTTAATTTTAGGTGTAAAATTCAATCTTTTTAAATTATTATATCCTTTAATTAACGAATCTTTCATAAATTTGTATTAAATCTTTTGTTCGGTTTTCCCAAGATAATTCTTTAGCTGTGTTTAAAACATTTTCCTTATACCAATCCCAATTTTCACCTATATTTTTAAGACCTCTATCCATTTCGAATACATCACGAGGAGCTCTCCAAGCACCATGAAAATCAGTTTCTAACTCCCAATCAGCAATTATTGGTAATCCAGCGGCTGCTGCTTCTAGCATTGTTAAATTAGGATGCCCTGCTTCTAACATAGTAGGATGAACAAATACATCATGGTTGTGGTATAATTCTAACAGTTTATCATTAGGAGTATCAAAAACCAAATTAAGTTTTGGGTAAGATAACATCCATAGGTTTTCATTAAAAAACTTTTTATTATGTGAAGGCCCAGCTATTGTAATTTCTAAATCATTCATCATAGCTAACCCTAAACCATATTTAAATCCTTTTCTATCAAAAGTAGGATCATTAACTAAACCATTATTAGCAATCATTAATAGTTTGGGGTGAAAATGATACCAACCAAGCTCAGTCATGCTATATGGGTAGTTAGGGCCTGAGGATGAAGATGGGGGTGCAGAGTTTTTAGGGTAAAATTCTTTA